ATGTAATACATTGTCACTCCATCTGATACAATGAGTATAATAATACATTTCCAATATTTTCCAAGAAATTATTGAAATCAATACACAAACAATGATAGTAATATAATTAATCATTCTGGGTTACTTACCCTCTTATATTTATTTCAATTTATTTCAATTTATTATTATATAAAGATAAATCGCACATATATAGTAGTAAATGTTATTTAATCAGGAAGATAAAAAAAAATTACTTAGTCGTTTACCATCATTTGAACTTTCCTATGAACCAAAATTACATAAGAAAGTTTATTCTTCTGTTTTTTATGTAATCCCAAAAGGACCAAAAGCATTGGTCTGGTATACTTATTGGAAAGACCAAAACGTGTGTTTACTTATTAGAATAAATGAGAGAGGAAACTATAGTGATGTTCAACTATTTCCATCTTCATTTTCCGATAAATTGGCTTTAGGAACAATTATTTATGGGACTTACTTTCTTCATTACAACAAACACTATTTTTCATGCGAACAACTTCATTATTATAAAGGATTACATGTATCCAAGCGAACATATAATGAGAGATTGAAATTATTATTAGAAATGTTTCAAAATGAAATGGAACAAATTGCTTATACGGCAAATAGTTTGATCGTAGGTTTACCAATGATGACAAATACATATGAGGCCGCATTAGACCTCTTGTTTACATTGCCATATAAAACATATGGAGTCGGTAGTCCACGTGATACTGGGCCAATTTATGCTGGTCCAATTTATACTGATCCAATTTATGCTGGTCCAGTTACGCCTGCATTTGTAGCTACGCCAATTCCGTTGAACAAATATATTAATAAAGCTATTTTTAAAGTTAAGGCTGATTTAGCTGCTGATAATTACCTTCTTTATACATCAGATAATTCTCTATATGACACTGCCATTATACCTTCTTATACAAGTAGTGTTATGATGAATTCTTTATTTAGAAATATTAAGGAAAATACAAACTTGGATTTATTAGAAGAAAGTGACGATGACGATGAATTTGAAAATACCAGTATTGATAAATTCGTTGATTTAGAAAAAACAAGAGTAATGGAATGCGTTTATTCAAAAAGGTTCAAAAAATGGCAACCAGTAAAAACACTTTCAGATACAATAAAACTTGTTTCTTTTACAGAATTACCAATTATAAAAAATAAAATATAGATAAAATATATATTAGAATGAATTTTATGGGAGGAAATCAACATATGACAGGAGGAAGCGGTAATAGGCCTCTACAACCTGGACCTTATGAAAATATGGGTGGATTGCCCGAGCCTATGGTGATGGTTACAGGTCAATCGGGTGGAGTGCGTCACAAACGTAGACGTGGTATAAAGCACGCTGGATCAGACAGATGCAGTCGCCGTTCTAACAAATGCGGTGGTTCTAGCAAACGTCGTAGTGGTTCTAGCAAACGTCGTAGTGGTTCTAGCAAACGTCGTGGTACGATCAAACGTCGTGGTGCCATGAAACGTCGCAAAACAAATAAGTATAGGCGTTAATTTATAAACATTATATAAAAAATAGTATATTTTATATTATTTTTTATAATAACATCGTTATATATAAAAGAAAATGTTACAAATTATGGGAGGAGCAAAAAGAAAAAATGTAAAACAGATTAAGGGCGGAACAAACATGTTTCAGTTAAAACCATCTAATTTAAATAATAATTTAAATAATAATTTACCTCCAAATCAAAATTTTGCAAAAATGCCGAATATATTTCCCACGACTCAAGTCGGCGGAGTGGGTTATGGCTATACCGGTGGTAACGATGTATCTACATTTGGCGGTAGTTATATCCCCGTCGTTAAAAATTGCACGGGCGCCGCTGATAACAACAGAGGAGGCAATAACGTTGGTATGTCCGGCGGAAGTAAATCATCGCGTAGACGCATGCGTAAAACACAAAAGAACCGCAATAGTAAGAATAAATCTCGTCGAGGCAAAACACGCACGTTGGCCGAAAGGTTTCGTCGAACGTTTTTCAAGAAAAAGCGCAGCCGTGGAGCCAAAAAAAATGATAGGAAATTAATGATGGGGGGAAATTGTACGCCCGTATTGTAATTTTACACTCATGTTGATTTTATATAACAACGTCCTTTTAACATTCCGCTACTTATACATAGGTCTTCATCATCATCGATTTTTTGTTGCGAAAACGTATTTATAAACAATGCAGCCGCACCTACACCTTTAGACAATAAATTTGATGAGGTTAATCCTTCTGTCATATTTTTATTATATGTTGTCTTATCGCTCAATTCTTCGCTCCATTTATCTAATGCATACAAATCACTCTTTGTTTGCATTATTATATACCCATTAGTTGTATAATATTTTCGTCGTTTTTGCCACTGATTCATAAACACATCATGCGAATCAATTATATCCACGACCAACGGACGTTCATGTTTTACACGCAAAATACGTCCAACCGCTTGAACTATATCAGTCTTTGGCGTCGCTAAAATCAACGTCGTTAATGTTTTAATGTCGAGTGCCTCCGCAGCCATTGCATACGTAGCAACAATGATTTTACAACTCTCAGTTTTTTTCAAATTCACTTCTTTCATTCCTCCAACATAATAGCCAACTGAAGCGATTTTCCTGTCTTCTATAGCATCATGTAAATATGTTAGTAAATTCTTATTATGCGCCAATATCATCACTTGTTGATTCGGCGCTATTTCCAACTCTTTTTTAATAACGCTTAAAATAAATTCACTGCGCCCATTAAAAGCACATAATTTTGATATCATAGTACTATACGCCGGATTTCCTCTATAATCATAACACATTTCGTTAAATTCTGAGTTATTTGTTACATATTGTATAGCTTTCACCAATACGTCGTCGGTTAACTCGCGCTTTTCGCTATACACTATATCCCCCAGAAACATTTTGAATACTTTCGTCAGTCCATCCTTTCGCTGCATTGTTGCGCTTAATCCAAGCGTATAACGCGTAATAACTTTCTGTAATGACCTGCAAAATACTTCGGATGAAATATGATGACACTCATCTACAATTGTTAATCCAAATGATTTAAACATATTATCTGGATATTCTTTCATTGAAAGCGATTGTAACATGCCGATTACTATATCCTTCCCTTCAATATCGATAATTTGCCCTTGAATACGGCCAACCTTCGCCTCCGGCAAAAATTGTTGAATGCGTTCAATCCATTGATTCATTAAAAACTCTTTATGAACTACAACTAATGTCTTCTTTTTCATTTCCGAAATAATTTTTAGGGCTATTACAGTTTTACCACGCCCGCATGGAATATCCAAGAGCCCTCCGCCAATTAAATGAGCACTCTTTTTATACACATCCACAATGTGATTCTGATAATCACGCAATTCACCTGCAAACTTAATGTCTATATCGTCGCCATGAGGTAAACGATTTTCTACTGGCTCGCCGTAATGTTTCAACCCATAATAACGCGGTAAATAATATTTTTTACTAGACTCTCGATACACTTGATATGTAGGCGGTTGTATTGGCGCTTTCGGTATGTATGGTTTCACATTCAACTCATCTTTAATTAACCGCTGTTCCTTTATATCCAAACATTCTTTATAAATCGTATATCCTTTGCTGCCAATATAACTTCCTCCCATTTCATTCATTATTGTATATCTTCGCCTTTTATCTTTATCTCTCTTCAATTTTATATTTATTTATTTCGTGATATCATTCTTTAGCCGTTTTGATTGAACGATCGAACGTTCATTATTTATTATTTATATTATATATATTAAATAATGGACGATATATTAGATTACGGAACCGAAAATGTATTAGAATTTATACAAACTACAATAAAGAATAACAATAATGTCAAAGAAGATATTTTGGACAAAATAAAATATGTTTTAACTCAAGATTACTCATCGCAAGGGTTTTATTATGAACGTTTATGGGACTTGTGTATCAAATTTGGCGCAACTAATTTAACCTTACCTGCTATCAATGGAAAATTACAAACGTCTCACATTATTAATGAAAACCCAAATAAAATGGGTATTGATTTTCAGCCAAATTGCTGGGATGGAAATAATTTAAATAAGAACCCCGGCGGATATTTATTGCAACCAGTTAGGAGTGGCAATTCTGGCGGATATTCTGATATAACATTCTTAAATAAAAATTATGATGACAAGGGTATCGAAATCGGCGAAGAATTATATTTTATCTCTGTAAAATTCTTCAAAGAAGAAAAGGAAATTAGTGAATATGATATTGGTAAATTATGCAGTTTGATAAAAGAACATGAAAAAAAAAACAGAATTATAAAAATATATATTTTTGTTAGAGATAAACAAAAAGCAATTAACAAATTTAACGCACAACATGTTTCAAGTCATATATTGATAAAATATATTAACCCTGGCGGTAATTACGAACATATTTATGACATATATGATTTACAATCTTCATTTTTTAAACTTAAAAAAATATTAGAACAATATGATTATTTACAATCACCAAACAATATTCAGGATTTTCAAAGCAATTATTTAAATATACTGAAAGATGTTTTTATACCAAGGTTTCATCAAGAATTGTTTATATTAAAAATAAACAAATTAATCGAAGAAGGAGAGAAAAATATATTAGTTGGCGCAATCCCGCGTTCTGGAAAATCATATATAATGGCGGGAACAATACTCGAGTATATCAAAAATCAAGAACAACTTCAACCGGGGCGGAAATTAAAAATTATACTAATCACGCCAGCTCCAAATGAAACATTTGGCGAATATGAAACAATTTTTAATACATATATAGATTTTGATAAATTAGGAATAGATGTTGTTACGTATAAAGATGGCGTTAATTCAACAAAAATTTGTAAAAATAAAGATAAACATTGTGTTATAATAATATCAAAACAAAAATTAGGATGGACTGCTGGAAGCAATGCTGAAAAAATATTAGCAAAAGATGATGATCTTGTGGAACAAGCGCAAGCTTACGATGCTGAACAAGCGCAAGCAGATGATGCTGAACAAGCAGATGATGCTGAACAATCTTACGATGCGGACGATAAAAATATAAATTTAATTAAACGCCGTATTCTCAAATTATTTGACGCAAATCTTGATATAGATATTATGTTTCTGGATGAAGCACATTTTGGAATGAGCACCGAAAAAGCACAGCAAATTGTACGCTTATTGGATAATACTATTTCAAACACAATTAAAATATATGTTACGGCAACATATAATAAACCATTAGAAGCATACGGCGTTAAAGCCGAATGTAAACTTACATGGGATATGAATGATATTCAAATCATGAAAAATATAAATGAAGAAACTATAAACGATAATCCCATTAAATCTCGGTTTGGTTCAGAGATTTACGTAAAATCATTAGAATATTTTGGAGATAAAACTGGTATATCCTTGATTGATAAATTCAAACATAACTACGCCATTTTTCCAAAACCATATATGATAACATCCGTATGGGATAAGGAATTTCTGAATTTTGAAAAATTAAAAATAGGTGATACTGATTTCGGTTGGGACATGAACAAATTATTTGCTACTCAAGGAAATAGTGATAATTTTGAAAACGAAGAACAAATAAAAGAAATGATGCGTTATTACTTTGGTTATCCAGATAAAAATCACAATTACGAAAAACAATCCTTTTATAGAAAAAGAGGCATTTTACCACGTATCCGAAACATATGCTCAAATACATGTAGGACACTACAACCTCAACATAAAACTACGCAATTATGGTTTTTACCACTTGGTAGCGGTAAAATAAAAATGAAAACAAAGGCATTAATTAATTTATTAACGAACTCAAATGAATTTAATGATATCAAACACAATTATCATTTTTTTGTAGCGGTTGATATCGAAGATAAAACAAAAAAAGGAAGAACAACCAACGGAGTTACCTACATGAATAACCCACATAATATAAAAACCGATATCGAAAATGTAGAAAAAGCAATAAGAGAAGGTAAAATAAAAAAAGACAATTTAATTATTTTGGCAGGACAACGATTACAATTAGGTATTTCTCTTCGCAATGTTGATATAGTCACATTATGGAATTCTATATCAAGTGCCGACGCCATTTTTCAAATGCTTTTTAGAGCTATGACTGAAGTTGATTCTCCGTCTTGTAAACCAAACGAATATTGCGACCAAAAAAAATTCGGTTTTATGGTTGACATGAACCCGCAAAGAGCATTAACAAACGTCAGTTTATTCACTGCAAATATTACTAAAAAAAAAGACGCAGATGATATACAAAAATATCGTCAAATTACAGATTTAATAAATATAGATGAAGATGTATTACATGATAAATACGGCGACGATGAAACCAGCAGAAATGATTTTGTTAAAGATTTATTTAATAAATTATACGCATCATGGGATATAAATGTTGAAAATATTAAAAAAATTATTGGAAAATTTACATTTGATATGACAAAATTAGAAGCATTGAAAAATATATTTCAAGAAATAAATATAGATAAAAATAAAACCACGAAAGATGAAATAAATGAAATAGACGATGATGAAATGATAGACCCCGGCAAAAAAAAAGAAAAGACAGGACAAACAAAGAAGCAAGATAAAAATGATACTAAAATAAAGGAAATTAATCTCATTGAAACCGCGAGTGAAATAATAAGCGAATTTATCTCTTTATTGAATATTTTTACACTTTATGCAGATAAAGGCGCACAATGTGTTTTAACTGATACTTCCAACTCAAACGCACAGCTTACATTAATAGATGATATTGATGTTTTGAAAACTTCAGTTTATCAAGACCAAGAAACAAAAGATGTTTTTTTGAAAATATTAAATGGACGTTTATCTGGAAAAGATAATGAACCTTATCCTGAAAATGTCATTCAAGATGTTTTGGATGCAATGAATAGTTTAGATGATAAACTTATCGTGAATAAAATAATTATGTCGCAAAAAAAACAATATTACACTATTAATGAACCCGATAAATTATTAGAATTTATTAATAGTCAGTTGAAACCAAAAGAAAAGGAGAAGAAAGAAAATGGAGAAGTATTTACTCCATTGACACTTGTCAATGAAATGCTGGATAAATTAGACGAAGCATATGTAAAGGAACACGGAAAAAGCATATTT